AACGGCGACTGCGTGGAACCCTTTTCGGGGGTGAAGACCTTGGGCCACCAGGGCTGACCGTCGCACCGGAACACCCAGCGGAACGCGCTCTGGTCGTACAGGAACATCAGATGGATCGACGTGGCGTAGGAAATGCCGTTCCCCGCGCCGGCCTTGCGACCAACGAGGTAGCTGGGCCAGGAGATGAGGTTGAAGTCGCCGAGCGTACCGAGCGCCGGGCAGTGCTCGGAGTAAATCATGGGGAGGCCCATCAGCGTCGAGTACGGCTTGCCCGAAGCCCCGCCCGCGGGGAGATAGACCGCCGCGCCCGCCGTGCCGATCGGGATGTGCATGAAGGCGAGCTGGGGGAAGGTCCCGATGTTCGCAACCCAGACGGCGTCGGCCAATTCGGTCGGCCGCATGCGGGAGACCATGTTGACGACGTTCGAGTAGGTGATTGTCGAGGCCGCCTGCCCGCTGTCCTTGTCCTGCGTGATGAGGGCGGGGTTGGCCGCGGAGACCGCGCCGATGGGCATTGCGCCACCGGAGCCGAAGAGCATCTCCCTGTCCAGCCGCCACGCGAGAACCTGCGGGGCGATCCGGGTGAAGAGCGGCTCCATCGAGATCGCGCTGTCTTCCAGGAGCTCATCGGAACTGTAGAGAAGGAGGATGAGCTTGTGGAGTTTCAGCGTGACGTGCCCGAACTTGGGGGCCGAGGGAACCTTGGTTCCGAGCTCGTCCGTCCAGTAGGATTGCATCCCGCCGAAGGTGAGACCGGAGCTGTGATCGAAGTCTTGGAGGAAAGGCATGTTGACCTGATTCCGCGCCATGGGCACGGGGGTCGCCCTGTCGAAGAAGTTGCTCAGCTCCAGGCCCTTTTCGAGGAGCTTCATGTTGAACTCGGGCGGGATGAGGTCGCCGCCATACTCGGGATCGCTCGAGTTGAGTGACGGGTCGCCGGCCGCCTTGAGGCTTTCCTCATAGAGCCGCTGGTCGTCGCGCCACTTAGCGAGCACGCCGGAAACGCGTTGGTTCTGCGACTTGGCGGCAAGGGCGATGTCGGCCGCGTAGTGGGTGATGCCCTTCCATCCGCCGTCCTTGCGAAGGCCCTTGAGGGTGGAGTCGCCGCCCTTGCCGATGTCCGCCGATCCGCCGGGGCCGGGGAGGAAGTTGAGCTTCTTGAGCTCGGCCTCGAAGTCCTTGCGGATCGCGGGGGCGACATTCTTCTCGCAGATGTCGATGATCCTGTCTTTGGCTTCTCCGACGGTGAAGTAGCCCTTCTCCGTGGTGAACTTGTCGATGGTGCTCCAGATGACTTCCCGGAGCTGTTTCATGTCGAGGAACTGGGCGGGGGCGCCCGGGGTGGGGGTGATGATTTCGTCGGCCATAATAGCCTCCTCAGTAGATACGTTATCTGCCGAGGCAGATCTGTTGGCGACGCTGTTCGCCGGCCGCCGGTCTCCCGGGCTATTGTCGCGCCCCGGGGCCGTCACGCTTATCCGGCTACTCTATGGCCGCCCGCGCCCGCCATCGACGCGGTATACTTACCGTTCGATTAGGAACCTACACGCGCCCAAGCGTCTTGTCAACTACTCCGTCAAAGATTCCTTTGCGGGGGGCCGGAGCGGGCTCAAAAACGATTCCCGCAATGGGCGCCGCCGTCACGCTTTCGTGCACAACGTCAGCCTCGCCCCCGATGATCGTAATGCCCTTCGGCGTCGGGCGCTCCGCTTCCGGGGTGATCATGATCCCCTTGCCCTCGTCGAGATTGGGCTTCTTGCCGCTGTCCCCCACGGGCTTGCCGTCCGCGCCGACCTGGCCCGAGCCGTCATCGGCGGGTTTATCGTTCGCGGGCTTTACGGGGGGCTTCTTGCCGCTGTCTCCCTCGCCGTCACCTCCGGCGCCCGGGTCCGTCGCGTCGATCAATTCCTTGAGCGGGGTATACGCCTTCTTCATCGCCGCCGCCGCGTCCTCCATCGTCGTCAGGACCGTGGAGATCAACTTGCGATTCTTGTCGCTCAGGACGCGGCCTTCCTTGATCGAAAGGACGAGCGCCTTGAGGGACTTTACCTCATCCGAAATATCCTTTACGTCGGGCTGTTCGATGGGCTTGGGTTCGGGCGCGGGGACAACGGCTCCAAGGTCTGTGAGCATGGCCTTAGCGGGATCAGTGACGATTTCGCCGCTTGCCTCATCGCCTCCCGGTGCCGGAGCTTCCGCCGCCGCTTCGCCGCTGATTTGTTCTTTTTCTTTTTCATGGCCTTCGTGCTTGGCCTCCTTTCCGAAATCGTAGTAGCTCTTCCGCGCAACGATCCCCGCATCGACGCGCTTCCTGTGGATCTCCTCGACGTTCATCTCCAAGTCGCGCATGAGGTCATCCGAGAGGTTGAGCATCCCCTTGCCAACGGCCTCCGTCAGCGCGTCCGGGTTCGCGGGAACGCCAACGGCCGAGTATTCGAGCAGGATCGCCTTGTCATGGACCCAGCGCGCAACCGTCGGATCGGACGGCCCGAGAGAAATGATGATCTGATCGGGACCGTAATCCGGCTTATCTATCCCGCCCTCCATCGGCTTCGCCGCATGGCCCTTGATCGGGATGAAGCCGATTGACCAAGCCCGGAGCGTTTCGTCGGCATAGCAGTTGAAAATGTCCGCCGCTTTCTGCTCCCTCATGCGAAACTGCGTCAGGGCGCGGATACCGTGATCCTCTACGGCAAGATCCACATTCGAGCCGATGATATTCGCGGGCTCACTATAATTGTGCCCCCAGAACACAACAGGGTTCTGGCGGTAGGTCTTGAGGTCCAATCCGCGCGGGCGGACGATCTCAGCGTCGCGGTCGATGGAGTCCGTGGTGATCCAATGGCGCACTTGCCCGGCGGAAAGCTTGCCCCCGCTTTCGATCTTCTCCGAGATATAGAACTTGCGGACGAAGGGGACGGCCCCGACTTCGCGCGTCTCGAATGACGGCTGTTTGATGAGGAACGCCGCCGCCTCCTCGTAAATGCCTCGGTTTGCGGCCCCGAATTTCATGGCCTCGGCAATGGTTGTCTTTTGGGTTGTGAGCAGAATCATGGTCGTTCTCCTAATCTGTCATTATTGCGGAGCGCGGCCCCGCTATGCTTTATCGTCAGGTCGAATATGCTGGCGGTCTTTTCATCGTCATCCTTCGGCGGTTTTTCTTCCTCGTATTCGAGATCATCTACTTTCCATCCGAATTTGTCATTCTTGGGGGGCAACATTTTCTATTCCTTAATCCTGACAGTAATCGTCCGCGTCTTACTGTCCACGCTTTTTATCTCGAATGTTTTCCCTCTCGATAATAGCAACTCGTGCTCATGTTTCATGGTTGATAAATATCTATTGTTGAGGAAATATGCGTTCGTCCCCTTAGGAACTTCGATTTTTATAGTCCCTCCATTTTCTTCCGCATACGTTTTGGCAAAACCGGAATTTAGGGACGTTGAGACAAATCCCTTATCCTGGAAAGACTTCATTCCCTCCCCCGATAGTTTCTCGAAAGTCTTTTCATCAACCCCCCGATAGGCGGTTACGTCCTCTTTTGTTTGTGATTTTTCTAACAGAGAATCCATTTTCTTTATTGTGCCGCGAGTCTCCGAATCTGCCTTTTCTTCTCCTCGAAGACAACCGTTTATCGTCCTATATCCAGAGCTTTGATATAACTCAATGGCCTCGCGCTCCTTGTCCGTTTGATTAACTTCTGGAGATAGGTTTTCCGTCCCCCACTTCACTGCCTCTTTTTCACCCTCATCGAATTCGGCGGCGTTAGTGGTCCAGGACATTTCTCCAAAGTCCCGTCCCCCTTCTCCGCTACTCCCGCCTCCCGATCCCCATCTCCCGTCCTCGTCTCTCGGCTGGTCGTCGGAGTATTTCGTCACGAGGTCGAATATCCCGTTCGTCTCCTCATCGTCGGACGTCGCCAAGAGGGACATATCGACGACGGCGGTGAGACAGCATCGGCAGTCGGGATGGAGGGGCGGCGCTTCGATGTTCTCGTAATCGAAGTTCATGTCCACGGCATTGTCGCCTTCCCCGAACGTGTCCTCATCCCCAAGATCATAGAAGTTTTCGTCGAGGTCAATCTCTGCCCCGTCCATAGCATCGCACGCTTCGCACGTCCGATCATCCTCAGTACAAAGCCAGGTTGCCCCCGTGCAGACGCCGCTCTGACGCATCGCTTCCTTGCAGGCGTAATTCGTAGCCTTCAGCGTCTCCGTCCTTGCGATCATCTCGCCATGCCCGTCCCAATCGGTATCGTCGAGCATGTCGTCGAGCCTGGAGGCGAGGTCATCGATCGACTCGCCAAGGTCAATCCCGTCCTTGAGCTCCGCTTTGATCCCGTCATAGAGCGTGTCCGTTATGGACCATGCCGCGCGCTTCTCCGCCGCCTCAAGCCAGGCCAGGACGCGCGTCTGTGCCATGTCGAATGACCCGCCCAACGAGCGGTCGATTGCGCTCATGGCCATGTCGCCCGTCTGCGTCAGCGCGTCGCCCATGATGGACTTGGTGTCATCGAGGAAGAGCGACTGCCACTTGGACTTGTTGAACAGCACGGAGTCCAACGAGAACCCGGCGCCCGCCTTGGACTGGAGGCGATAGACGCCCTTGTGCGCCTTGAGGTTGTGGCGAACGTCGGCGAATACCTCGGGCACGCGCGTGAGGAATCGCTTCTTGCCACGCTGGGCGATGGGTTCAACGTCAGCGCGGAAGTCGAGCGGGACAAGCCGCGTCCCCAGCGCGGGGTGGGGCTTGGGCTTCTTCGCCATGGGGTGAACGTGAGGGTGATCGCACGTCGCGCCGTGGATGTGGGGCAGAGGGAAGCCGTCGGGTATCTCTGACATCCTAGGGAAAAGGCGGGAGGCTAGGGCCATTTTAAAGCGCGTGTCCAAGAGGACTGCCCGTAGCCGCCCCGCCGTCATTGGTCTCAAGTTCACGCCCTCACCTGCCCGGGCCCCATGCGGGCGATGATCCGCCCCGCCCAGTAATCGGCCACTTCGTCAATCTCCGCCGCAGACAGCGCGACGGGTTCATGACCTTCGCCCGGGGCCGATGTGATATCGGGAATCCCCTGCGAGCCCGGCTTGAGCGGCGTCCCTTCCTCGCCCGGTGTTCCGAAGGGCAACGCGCCCGTCGGCTTGCCCGTGCCCCCGCCCGACGTCGGAGGCGGAACCTTGTCCGGGTCAAACGTCGCCATCGTCATCGGCAGGATCGGCTTGTCGCCCCATGCCACGTCCTCCTCGCCGTCCTGAGCACGCTCCAAATTGATCGACGAGTAGCCCGTTGAGAGACGCGCCTTGATCTGCTCCAATCGGAAAGTATCGTCCTGGACCTCGCAAGAATCGAAGGCGACGAAGAAGGAATCACCGTAGAAGTAATTGACCTGGGTATTGATGGCCTCCTCGTAGAGCCGGAGTTTTGGGCCGATGGTGTCACGCATATACTGATAAAAGGCCACCGCTGCAATCGCCTTATTCGAGGAGTCTGGCGAGAGCAGGGACATCGGGATTCCCTGGCCCGCCGCGATCTCCTCGCGCATCTGTTTGCGACCCTGGATGTGCGCCAGGTCCTTGGGCTTCATCCCAAGTTCTTGAACGGTCATGCCGTTGTCGATGACGATGGCAGAGTCATTCTTGCCGACGCCCGAGTAAAGCTCTTTGATCTCTTTCTTGAGCCGACGATGCTGATCCTTCCCCAGGTCATCTTTCGCCGAGAAGACGGTACTCAGTCGCGCCATATTCGAGAACGTCGCCAGCTCCCATTTCGCCATGCGGTCGTAAATCAAGATCATGTCCGAAAGTGCGAAGGCCGGGGAGTAGCCGGTCAGTAGCGAGTTCGGGTTCGGCGTCTTGAAGAATATCACGTAATTGGGGTCGTAGAACGTCGTCGCGCCCTTGGCCGAGACATAGCGATAACTCTTGATGAATTGGTCGAGCGATTCGCCGGGGACGGGAGAAGTGCGATGAGGCTCGAGCGGCCAGATCTGCATCGGCTGGCGCAACACGTTCGGGCGTAACCACCAATAGGCCGTACCGGTGAGCCCCATGTACGTCTCCGTCAACTGCCAGAGCGATGTCTTATCGAGCGCGGGATTGACCTCGCGGAGTACGGCGGCGAATGGATGATCCGTCAACTCCTGGATGTCCGTATCGCCGGCCGGGGACACGGCGCCCTTCGAGAGATAATGCGAGAGCGTCGGCAGGCCCTTGAGGTATTGGATATGCTTGCGGGTAAGCGGGCGCCCGCCGAACGCCTTGCCAGCGTCACCCGAGCGCGTGTAGAGCCGAAGCGTCTGGCCGGAAATGGCCTTGGCGTTGTAATTGACGCAGATGTAATTCCATCCCCGGAGCTTGGCAATCTGGACGGCGGGGTCGTTCATGTAATCGGCCGCGGCCGGGCCCCAATAGGCACCGGACGACCAGACGGACTCGTCATTCATGGACGGGAGGGCAAACGATCCCGCGGCCTTGGCGATGTGGAACGCGCCGCGACGGGCGAGCTTCATGAGTGGGTTCATGGTGTTATATCCTTGCCACGTGGGGTCCGGCGCCCTTGCGGACGTAGCGCATTACGAAGTAGCGCGCGTCGTCCTGGCTATGGTTATTCTCGTCCACTGGCTTCCCGTGCTTCTCGTAATACTGTCCAACCTCCCGACGCCAAGCCCGGCATATCGGGTTGATGTAAATCGCAGGCTTTCCGATCACCGGCTTGAGGGCGACCCGGACAGCCTCGATCCCTACAGCAACATCGTTGATTGCTTTCACAATGTCAATCCCCGCCGCCGCCCATTCCCTAATCAGGTCCGGACGCGCGGGGTCGGCCACGGCCTCATAAATCTTTTTCCACCACGGCCGCGCGCGACACTCGGCTAGGATATGCTGATTCGTCGTATTGCCCTGGTAGACCTCATCGACGCGCACCCAGCCGATGCGCGGGAACTTCTGCCAGACTCCGATCGAGAACGGGTTTGTGCCTCCCCAGTCGATTGAGAGATAGACGCGCTTGGTAGGATCAAAGCCGGGCAGGTCCGGCGATGAATGGATTTCCTTGTCGTATTGAGCGCCGTAGACAAGATCATCCCGCCCCACTTTCTCGCAGAACCATTCGAGCATGAGCGTCGGCTCGGATAAGTTGGCGAGCTTGGATACAAAGTCATCGATCTTGTAGTAGCCGTCGGCGCCCTTCATCTGCTGGCCGGGGCACCATGGCGAGAGCTTACAGGTAGAGCACGTATAATCGCGGCAAGATTCCAGCACGTCTGCGATACACCAGCGATAGACGGCGACGCCGTGCTCGCCCGCACTTTCAATCGCCTGGTCCATCGGCCCCCCGACGATATGATTCGTCGATAGCCGCCCCGTTGAGGCCGGATAGCCGTATTTGGATTGCGGCTGCGATAGGGCAGCAGCATAAATGGCCTCATCCATGGAGTCGATTTCGTCTAACACAATTTTTACTGGATGTGGTCCACGGACAGACCGCTGCGAGGCCGGGAGGATTGATACCATGGAGCCGTTCTGCCAGATCGTCCGCCGCTGCGTTGGCTCCGCCGCGAGCCACGAGTCGATCTTGCCCGACAGCGCCCAGAACGAAGTCATCGCCGCGTATGACTTTGCGCTCTGATCCAACGAGCCACCCAGGATTGTCGTTTCCAGTCGCGGGTTGAACGATGACGCCGCCCACGTTGCCAGCCCCGCGAGGTAGGATTTCGACCCAGCGCGGCAAGCCCAGACGATGTAATCCCGAACGCGCCCGGTCATCACGTCGGCAAGCCAGCGAAAGGGGGCGACGTGCTCGGGATTGCGGCAAATATGATGGGTTGATACGACGGGCTCGACAAGGATTTCAAGAAGCGCGGATACTTCCTCATCAGTCTTTAGGTTTATCTTCCTCGCCTTCTCCAGAAATTCGCTTCGGGCGCTGTCCAGGAATGTTGGGCAAGACAGGAGTAGGGGCGGGGAGGGCAAGGCGTCTCCTGCCGTTTCCGTTTCCTCCTCCATTTTCGAGGACGGCAGAGAGCTTGGCAAGGGAGACGAGTCCGTGTTCATCGAAATACCTCCGGAAGATAGCATCCATTTCGGTCCGGGGATCGCCAGTATCCGCATTGAGATTGTCAATGATGATTCGCTTCGGCGCAACCCTATAGACGCCCAATTGCATTTTTAATTCTACGTTCTCCCTGTGAATACGCCATGCCCCCATATAATCGCCAGCATCGGCCGCCTGGCGCTCATATGCTCTCG